AAATTTATAACCAAACATTTCTCCCCCATTGCTAAATACCCATATTCCTTGACCATCCATAGTCATATGAAAAGTTTTGGAACCAATGCCTCTTTTACTAATACCAATACTGTTGCTTTTATATTGAATAGTTTTTCCTAAAAACTCCTGGATAGACCGAATTCCCGGCCCATCTTCCGCAATTACTCTCATATTATCACTTTCAATTATGTTAACATAAGTGATATTTTTGTTTTCATGGATATCATTGATACATTCAATTATTGACTCTTTTTTGGCAAATTTACTTCTGATATTATCTATCAATCCTTTTCTGTAAATTGGGGGTTCACTGTAGCACATTGTGATTTTCAGGAAAAATCATAAATCAAATCAAAATTTTCAAATGAAAATGTTCTTTTGCGCCCCACAAAGTGAACAAACTTGTTCGTACGTTTAATGATTTATTAACCTATCATTCAATGAACGGAACATATTTATTAAAATGTATTTTTGTTTTGATTTATGACCATACAAGAAGCCTAATAAATAATTTTTTCAACAAATATTAATTAAAACCATTATATGATTATACTAAAGTCCATAAATGATAGCACATTTATCAAAATAAATATTTGGGTTTCAGGTTAATGGTCATAAATCAAAAAACATGAATGTACAAATAAATTTGTTCAGTTCATTAATAACTTAAAATAATTAGATTATCGAAAAATCCCTTTTGTTTGGTTCAAACCAAAATTTTAACTTATTACAAATGTTATTAAGGTGAATTTAAAAACAAGTAGAAAGGTAATTGTTATAAATGGTTCGTTAGAAAAATTTAGCTAATTATTATGGAAAAAAATATTGATATTTATTATGATGAATTGTTATCACAATAAAAATCGTAGAAATTGTAAAATGTGTAACCAAAAAGGTTCTGGATATTATTTTAATCTTTCAGAAAATTCTATTGGAGGACAACCCGACATAGTTACATATCCTGACGCTAATCCACCTGCTCTAAAAGATATGACTGGTGGAAACAGAGGATATAATGATAATCAATATAATTTTATAACAGATTCTGACACAAAAAAAATATATAATATTTTTGAAAAAAACGGAATCAACCTACTTAGAAATTTAATTAAATCATGCAAAAACAAATAGATTTTTTTTGTAGAATAATTGGAGTCCATCGTCTCCATGACTCTATCTCAGCCTCATTATTTTTCAATGATTTTTTATTTGATTTTTTATTTGATTTTTTATTTGATTTTGGAAATACACATTTTATTTTACTAAAATTTTTAAAATAAAATTTTCCAAAAATTTTTAATTTATCCATTATATTTAATAAATATTTATATTTATATTTAATATTTGGTACATTGCAAATCTCAAAATATTTCAATTAATCAGGACCTGGATTAAAATCATAATCATAATGTCTATCATAATCATAATGTCTATCATAATCATAATGTCTGTCATAGTCATAATGAACATGTCTACTATCCAATGTTCCAAAATCAGATGCTCTTGCGAATTGAGTACAAAATAATCCACAATTACGTGTAAATGTAGGTTCATATTGGTAATGGGGACTATCCGTTCCCCCACCAAAATTAGTAAAACTTAATCCACCAGGAACATATGGTTTCCAACCATAGTTATGGATATTGTATGCATGATTGTACGACAAAATAAAAATAATGAGTAGTAAATTTTTCACCATTATGAAAAATTACCCAATATTTTTTAAGTATTACCAATTGATAATTTTCTTTCCATTTTCCAAAAGTAATTTGTTCATTTTTGAGAAATGACAACATCCAAACCATCCACCTCTGTTAGCGGATAGTGGGGATGGGTGATGTGATTTGAGAATAAAATGTTTATTTTTGTTAATAAATTTTTCTTTTGATTTGGCAGATGAACCCCATAAAATGAATATTATTCCAGAACTATTATTAGAAATATATTTGATTATATGATCTGAAAATGGCTTCCAAACTTTAGCATGTGATAAAGGACTTTTTTCTCTAACTGTCATAGCACAATTCATAAATAAAACCCCTTGTTTTGCTAAATAAGTAAAATCAGAAGTCTGAATCTCACAACCTATGTCATTTTTCATTTCTTTTAAAATATTTCTTAATGATGGTGGAATTTTCATTCCTTCTGGAACACTAAAACATAATCCGTTTGCTTGTCCTTTTCCATGGTAGCAATCTTGACCTAAAATAACCACTTTTAATTCTTTAAAATCAAAATGATTGAAAGCATTGAATATTAATTTTTCTGGTGGAAATATTTCTAACACATTTTTAAAAGTTTTTCTTTGATGATCTACAAATTGACTTATTTTATCAAGAATATCTTTAGTGTCTTCCTGAAAAAGTATGTTTTTCCAATCAGTTTTTAAATTATTAATTAAATCAATCATTTTCATAGTCAATTTAATTAAATTTAAATAAATAATAATTATCAAATTTATAAGAAAATGAATTATTTTTTATTTGGAAAAAAATGTAAAATAGATGAATTTAACTATTTCTCAAAAAAATTATTTCAATTTAATTATACAACCAATTATCCAAATAAATTTGGAGTTAAAAAAATTAACAATGATGTTGGTTGGGGTTGTACCATAAGAAGTTTTCAAATGATGTTGGGACATTCTTTAGGAAATATATTTAGCCAAAATGAAATTTTATCATTGATTTATAAACATGATGGGTCATTGTCCTTACCTAAATTTATAGAAGAGTTAAATAAAATGAAATATAATGAAGGAAAATATTTAGGAGGATATCTCATTTCAAAAATGTACATTAATCTTTTCAAGAAAAATAATTTAGACATGGACATTTTGGTAACAGAGAACAATTTGATTAACATAGACAATTTGAATTTTAATAAATTCACAATACTCATATTTTCAACTAGATTAGGAATAACAAATCTAAACAAATGTTACGAAAAATTAATTTTAAATTGTTTTAACTCAAAAAGATTTATGGGAATAATAAGCGGAGTTGAAGCCTCATCTTTTTATTTTTATGCCAAAGATTCTAAATCAAATATCATATATTTAGACCCACACCAAATCAAAAAATATAACAATAATTTAAAAAATATCAATCAATATTTAGCCAAAAAATATTTTAAAATTAAAATTAATAAACTAAATCCTTCTGTAACTTTTTGTTTTTCATATAAAAACTATCAGGAATTCATGGAACTAAAAAAATTTTTGGAAAAATACACAATTTTTAATATTTTAAATATTCAAGACATGAAAATATTTGAATGTAAAAGTGATAATGATGAGTGGGAAGTGGTAACATAAAAATTTGAAACTGTTGTCCAGATTTTTCCAAAAATAAAATGGGAATCAAAATTAACGAGCCCTATGAAAAAATCATCTATCTAATAATCCAAAATAAGAAATGGAATATTGATGAAAAATCCATCAAAAATATTTATAAAACATTGGAATCAAAACTGGGAAATAAAAAACATGCTGTGAATCCTGGTTCAAAAAAAATCAGGAAAAAAAGAAAACAAATAATTCCATCACAAGAAAAGAGATGTCAAGCAAATTCTAAAAATGGTCAATGTAAAGTTTCAAGGAGAAAAGATTCTAATTTTTGTGGACATCATAATAACATGGAAAAAAGAAAATATGGTATTTATGATCCATTTACAAAAAATAAAATATTTGTGAATAAAAATAAAATTAAAATAAGGATGTCTGGTGATTTAACAATTAGTAAAAATATTCAATCAACCAAAACAAACCAAGAAAATGACACTGAAAATTCATCATTTGATATATTTGAAGAATCTGAATCTGAATCTGATGAATATGAATATGAATATTCCAATGATGACAATGAAAAAATATTTTCATACATGTTTAATGAAATATGGCAATTTGAACCAAAAACAAAAACCTGGAATAAAATTGATATTGATGAAATATAAACTTTTCAGGGTTTGGTCAGAGCCAGAACAAATACCTTTTAACATATTTAGTGATTGTAATTGTAACATTGACACTGATCAATAAGGAATTCTAAGTTACTTATTAGATTTTTGTCAAAAAAACATTAAATATACTAAAAACTAAATAAAATAGAAAAAATATTTTATCGAAACTTTTTTTGTTGAAACTTTTTCTATTGAGACTTTTTTCCACCAAAACTTTTTTTTGTTGAAACTTTTTTCTAAAAAGTTTGCATGAACAAAAGATCTTTAAAAAAATCTGAAGTGTCTGAAATATTTGGATTAAACAGAGGATTTGAACCAATAGTGCTAGATTTCAAAAATATATCTAATTATGATGAAAAATCAAAAATAATCATAAATAATAAAAATAAAATTAAATTAATGACTGATAATAATGTGGTAATACTCAAAAATATCAATCCAATAACATTTGAAAAATATGAAAATATATTTGATATTTTAGAAATAAAATTATCCACAGAATATAGACCTGGTATTGCTCCCAGAAAATTAAAAAGTAATTCAGGTAAATCATTTAGTTCAACAGAAGCTACTAAAGAATTGTGTATTTTACCACACAATGAAATGGCTTATAGTAATTATAGACCTTCTATTATTTCTTTTTGGTGTAGAAAAAAACCTAAAAAATTTGGAGAAACCCCTTTATTTTCTTGTTCAAGAATTTATGATCTCCTATCGCCAAAACTAAAAAACAAATTGAGTAAACCTGTATTTTTTAATAGATTATTTACAAATATTAAAACAAAATGGGATAGAAATTCTAATATTGGTGGTTCCATGTGGAAAAATTCTTTTGGTACAAAAAATAAAAATAAAATTGAAAAATATTGTAAAAAAATTGGTATGAATTATCATTGGGACAATGATAAATTATTTACCAAAATAAAAATTCAACAAATTATTTTCAAAAATAACAAAAAATATGTTCAATTACAAACACCACTTTTAGGAAAGGATGTTTATTTTTTCATGAAAAATAAATTTTCTTCAAGATTCAATAATAGAAAATTTGATAAAATAATAGAATTAGAAAATTACAGTCCTCCTATTAAATATTCTTTGAACAAAAAAAATACAGAATTATTTTCTAAAAATGAAATTAATGAATTTATGAATTGTATATTTAAAACAGGAATTGTTCCAAAATGGGAAAAAGGAGATATTTGGATAATCAACAATATCAAATTTGCTCACTCACGAATGAATGTGGATATTCCAGAAGAAAGAGAAATTATTGCTTCATTAGGAGAATTCATTGATGTGAGAATTTATAATTCCCCGTAAGTACATTCTTTTTTTATGACATGACTATTATTTGTCCTATATCCACAACAAAATCTCAAAAAATTAAATATGGTAAAAAATGGTAACATCACCAAAATAGACGGAAAATACTTACAACAACTGCTGTAATCAACAATATCTAATTCTCTATAACAACAACAAGACATGATTCCACAAAGAAACAAACAAGAACAAAATATAACCAAAATTGTGTACAATGAATAATCATCATTCATAATGTAATATCTGGTAACATTAGCAACAAAACAAATTCCAACACCTTCTACCAAAAATATAAAAGCTGTTAAAAAATCTAAAAACATGTAAATCACAAAATATAAAAATATCAAAACTGTGGAAACATTGATTCCAATCCCAATTTTCCATAAATCATTTGTTGGAATAGGAATAGTTGCATTTTGATAGATTGGAATATCATAAATATTGATATATCCAAGAAGATAAATGAAACCAAACATGATCAATGGAACCAAACATAATTGATAACACAACATATAATTATTCACGTTGTACTTGAACAGTTGTTTTTCAAATTGTTCGACCCACATTATTTTTTTTGAAAATCTTCCTGACATTAAAATCAAAATTTTTGATATTCTGAATGTTTTGTCAGATAAAATTAACATTATTTCTATCCCTATGAATGTGGAAACCCCTTGTATTACTGTTTCTGTATCTACAACAACTTCTCAAAACATTGAATATTGTAAAAAATGGCAACAAAACCAAAATTGACGGACAATAATTACAATAACTATAACGACGGATACTGTCTGGTTCTTTCATACAACAATAAAACACAATTCCATAAATGAAAAAACACAAAACAGACACCACTAAAATACATATCCAAAGTTCTCCATAATATTCAGCACTAAATCTGATAACATTTGAAATAAAACAAATAAATAAACATTCTATTAAAAATATTAGAGCTGTTAAGAAATCTAAAAATAAATATATTATAAAGTATAAAAATACCAAAACAGTTGAAACATTAATTTCAATTCCTATTTTCCATAAATCATAATTCAAAGTTCCATTCGTGAAAACAGGAATTGTTGAATTATGGTAGAATGGTGTGTAACGAATATTTATGAATCCAAGGAGATAGATAACTCCATAAATAATGAAAGGAACTAAAACAAATTGAAAAATTAACATACATTTATTAATATCATATTTGGAGTACAATTTTTCTAATTGATCGACACACATTTTGTATTTTGATCAAAAAATATCTTTATATGACTTTAACATGAGTATATATGAAATTTGATTTAAATGTAAAAAATAATTTGACATTACAAAATGCAAATAAACAAGAATGGAATAATTTACATGTTTAAAAGAGAAGAAAATGAAATTAATGAAATGTTCTACAAAAGATGTTGGATTTCTACTAAATTTAATCCTAAAAATGAAAAAGAATTAGAAAAATCAATTAAATTGTCTAAATTATTAATTAACAAACAATATTATGGTTGTGAATATTCCAGTGATATTGAAAAAAAAATAGATGAATTTCACATTGGAAAATGAACAACTATTTGAGTCTTTTATTTTATTAATTGTGGAACATAAAAGCAATCTCTTAGGCTTCCATCTTTCATCAAAACGATAATGTTGACAAAGAAATGATTAATGACATGAATTAGATATTTGATGAATTTCAAAACCTATCGTAACACAACAAGGTCCACTATTCCCCTTTCTAGAAACCCAGATAGGTCTCTAAGGATATTTATGTCAAAAAATGTTTTATGACATAACAGAAATCAAAACGAGATTATTTAGGTTTCAAATCATCCCATGTTCCTTTTCTTGGATCATACAAATTAAGATCTCTCACTGACTGATTATCAATATATTTTTTTAACATTGCTTCATTTCTTGGAAGATGATGTTTAGATTTTAAAACTCTAACTTCATCTGGAATTCTATTATGATGAATTATCTCCAATACTTGAGGTTTTCTTGCTTCCCAATAATCATCTATATGTCCTTTCATAAATATTTTTTGTATATCATTCATTAAATCAAAACCCCTTGACATAGCAACATCAATTCTCCATAATTTTCCTATTCTATCTGCGTCAGGACATTGATATGTTATTCCAGGGATAACAGGACAATTAAGATTAGAATGAACTAAATCTCTGTAATTACAACGAATTTCTTCTCTGGAATGAACAATTGGTCCATAAATTTCAGAATTAGCTGTTTCTCCTTTTTTTGGTAATATATATGTTTTTCCTTTTTTAAATAAACCTAAATTCATTTGGTTACAATGAGCCAACACTAATCTTGAATTAGGAAATCCCATATATTTTAAAACATCCAATAAATCATGACAATATCTTTCTAAAAAACCTGAAGAAGAAAATTTTCTGTTCCATACTAATCCATATCTATCTGTGAATGATTTATAAATTTCATTAAGAAAATTTGGATCATTGAACCTTTGTCTCAAAGTTTCGTTTGCTTTTTCTAAAAATATTTTTCCTCTATTTGGGTCATTCAGTTGAATTCCTAATCCCCTTAAAGTATGAATAACCAGACCCATTCTGATACCACCATGAACTATTATCCAATCGCCAACTTTCACTATCATTCTTTTTCCTCCACAATTCATCAATAGATTAGCACCACTTTTAGCAGGGGCATAATTTTTGGTTCTGTTTTTTCCAGCTTCTATCAAATCAGCTTTATTATATTTATATCCCTGAAAACCTAATTTATTTCCCAAAGCTCTTGTAACATTAGTTTTGTTTCCTTTTTCATTGATCAATCCAAAATTGGTGCTATATTTAGACGACCACGAATCACTAGGTTTTTTTAGACCAGGCGTTTTTTGATTAAGAAGCATTATTTCGTGATTCCCCATTAATTTAATTATTCTACCATTTTGTTCATTAGATTGTAATGCCAATTTGTTAAGGAGTCTTTGAATTTTGAGTTCTTCATGTTTAATTTCACCAACTCCTCTACCATCCTCATCCATCACCGACATCATTATTCTATTTTTTCTTCTGGCTCTATCTATCATGTCTCCAGCTAAAACAACAAATGTTGACCCACCAATCCAATTATCAGAGTCATCTATTACATTTGCCGCATATTTGAGGCAAAACCTCAATGCTTCTATGTCCCCATGAATATCACCCATTACAATTGTTCTTGACCCATCATCACGATTATATATAGAATCATTTAGATGTTGGATTTCAGTTTCACATCGAAATCCAACTGTTTTATCATTAGATTTCACACGTTTCAGGATTGGTGCTTGAACTCTTTGAGCTGGTGGAAGTGGTGGTGGTTCTGGAATTACTCCACCAGAAAAATAATTTTTAATATAATTTTTAAGAATTGATTGGCCTTTTTTGGTCTCAACTGATACTTTATCATTTGTGAATGGATCTATAATATTCATTATATTACACACATATTAAAAATTACTTAAAGAAATAATATTCTTTATTTAAAGAATAATTCATATGGTTGATATGTGAAGTTTTGGTCACAGCAAAAATCCCAAATAAAAAAAATATGAAGACATAAATAACATTTTTGTTAATTATGTTTTCAACAGTTTCTATTAATAGTGATAAATTTGATTTTTTCACAGTTTATTAATAGTGATAAATTTGATTTTTTCACGGTTGAGACTAATCTTGAATCCATTTATGGGAGCAAGGTTAAGCACAAAGTCGCCAGAACCTGTCCTAAAATAATTGAATAGTCTTAATACCAAACAGAAAAAATTCACAAGACTATTCTTGAAGCTAATAAGTTGATAAGTTGAGAAATCAACAGATTTTTATAATAAATTCTATTATGTTTGTGTTGATATCCACAAAACTTATTTTTTTATTTGTTTAATGTTTTGATTTCCAATTTAACATTAGAAAAAACATAATGTGAATAAAGTAACCTATTTTATTTTTTTTATAATAAGTCATTTTGTTTGATATTTTTGATAAAATCAAATAAAATTATTAAATAATAACTTTAATTTATTAAAAATATACCCCCAGGTGCGTTTAAAAATCATTTGATTTATTCATACATTATATATCACAATGTATACATTACCAAAGGAATGTAATAAATGTAACATTAAAAGCCACAAAATGAAATATGACATGTACCATATTGAAAATGAGTATAAATTGGTGGTTAAAAATAATAATTCCTTAAAATTTCACAAAATAATATATGGGAATGAAATAGATGTGATTGATCTCCCACAAATACACAATCATGATTTTTTCATTCAAAAAATGTTGGAATTAAAAAATAAATTTTTAACCAAGAGTTTAGATATTGAAAAATTAAACGATATAATTAACAAATGGAACGAAATAAACGAATATTTCAGTTGTGAAAAATTTATTGAAGAAAACACAGAAAATAAAAAAAAATCCAGTTCACATATATTAGCTAGACAAATTCAAATGTCATTCCCAGAGGGTCAGTTGTCTCGCAATCTTGAAGAACTCGCCCAAGAAAAAAAAATATACGGTCAAAAAGAAACTGAATATAACAAATTAATAATGCCAAGAAATGAATCAATAAAAGGATTTTATTCATATTTAAAATCTAACAAATATCTTTTGTTTTTTAATGATCAATTCAACAAAATACACATGGTAAATGGAACAGGTTATGAAACAGTAAATTTTATTAAAAGTGAAATGAATGAACTGATATTAGTGAGCGATGTTGAATTTACAGATGAACAATACAAAAAATTTTCAGAATATTTTTCCAAAAATTTATTTATTGATATTAGTGAAGCATCTGAATACATAAACGAAAATATCAAATTTAATAAACCAAGCAAAAATAAAATTGAAAAACAAATTTTAAAAAGTTTTGATTTGAGTGATTGTATCGAAGATAGGATACAATTTACAGATATTTATAATATAATTGTGAAGGAAAATAATATTCATGATGAAAAATACAAACGATTTTTCAAGAATAAATTGCCAATTGTGTTAGTGAATTTGAAGCTTAATAAAAAAAGATACACGAAAGGTGTTTATTGGTATGGATTAAAGAAAAAAATAAAAAAATGCTGTAATAACACACAAAATACCAAATATTCGATAATGTTAACTGGTGACAAAATACATTGTAAAAGAAACAAAACATGCTCGTACGAAGACATTTTAAAAAAACGTGAAGAAGAAGATAAAACATATGAATTTCAAGAAAAAAAATTCACAATTCAAAACAAAATGGACATTGAACCTTGTTTTGAATTACCAATCAATACTTCAGGTTCAATGCTTGAAGATCAATTTGCAAATTTTATTACTGAAATTTGACTTGTAAATTAAACAGAATGAATACCATCATATTTATATTCATATCCACAAAATTTTATTTTTTTATTTTTTCCATAATTTTTAATTTGTTTAGTAGAATTAGATTTTATTTTTGATTTAGTATCTGAAAAAACAAAACGAGAATGAAGCAAACCATTCTTATGTGTTTGTTTAGATTGATTTGTAAATATTTCTAAATTTTCATAAATCTTGGACATATAAACCAAAACAGAAGATAAAATAATCACACACACCAATTGAGATATGTTGTCATATTTAACAAATAAACATGAACAAAATATAATTGCTAATACTAAATAAATATTTGAAATTAACATATATAAAAATAAAAGATTATTATTTGGGAACAAGATTATTTGATAATTTTGGGTAAATCTTCAACCATAACTGTACTGGATTTATTGTGAAAAATATTACACATTCCTTCATGAAATAGTAAACAATGTTTTTTTATATTTCCTATTCCACAACGTAAATCGCAAAAATGTAACAACCCTATCCTTTTACAGTTTTAGAATCCCAAACTGATAAATCAAATACAAAAGATAATTATTTTGATAATAATTGATGTCATGAACATTATTTAATTGATCCAAACATGAGAATTTGACATGTTCCAAATGTTATTGAACTTCTGACAAATTACAAAATAATGGTACGAAAAATTACAAATAATATTTTGTTTGCTTCGAAATCTATTTGATTTTTTTTGTCGATCATTTTTGATTTACACCGATGAAGATTCAAAACGCCGTTTTACAACATTTAAAATCAACAAAGTTTGACCGTTTCAAGCCGTGCAAATTTTGGTTTTGATGTATCGTGTAATACACCTGATAGTTTCAAAGTTGTTTTTAATGTGATCCTACAACGTTTTTAGAACACAGAAGCACTACTTACAACGAGTAAATCATTATAGACTATATAACTATTCATTACTATCATTTAATGGACTGAACATATTTGTTAAAATGAATTTTTTGTTTTGATTTATGACCATACAAGAAGCCTTAATAAATATATTTTTCAACAAATATTGATTGAAACCATGGTGAAATATACACCATAGTCCATCAAAGGATATAATATATGATAATATATTTTTAAGTAATTTTCGGCGTTTTGAATCTTCATCGGTGCAAAATATATTTGATTTGAACTTAAACAAAGATGTTTTTAATACTAAAATGAAAAATGAAATGAGTTTTGATAAAGGATCTTATGTTGTTTTACCCACACCATTCAAGAATAATGAAATTGACTATAACAGTTTAAAAAGATTAATTATTAAAATTTTAAATTCAAGTACCACAGGATTTGTTATTCTTGGTACAACAAGTGAAACACCAACTCTATCTATTCAAGAAAAAAAAAATATAATAGATTTTGTGAGTTTTGTTAGAAAAACAAAAAAACTAATAATAGGTGTTGGTGGAAATGACACATTGAAAACTTTGGAATTTGCCAAATATTGTTGTGACAAATGTGATGGATTATTAGTTACTGTTCCCAATTACAATAAACCCACACAAGAAGGTATTTATCGACATTTTTCCATGATAGTGTCATGTTTACAGATTATAAACACACCTATCATGTTATACAATGTACCGTCAAGATGTGGTGTAAACATGAAACCAGAAACTATCAAAAGATTATTTAATAATCATGACAATATTGTAGCAATCAAAGAAGCAAGTGGTTCCATGTCTCAAGTCATAAAAATTAAATCTTTATGTAAAATTCAAATATTTTCTGGAGATGATTATTTAGTAATTCCAATCATGTCAATTGGTGGTTGTGGTGTTGTGAGTGTTACAGGAAATATTTTTCCAAATGAGATGGAAAATATTGTTAAATATTATTTGAATGGTGAACATGAAAAATCAAAAAAGTTATTTTTTTGTATGGATAAATTGATTGAAAATTTGTTTATCGAAACAAATCCTGGTCCTCTAAAACAAATATTAAATGAATTAAAAATATTTGATAGAAATCAACTCAGATTACCTTTATGTCCAATAACATTAAAAAATAAAGATAAATTAAAAGATTCACTATCTTATTCATGGAACAAATTGGGATATTCATGAAACTTAAAAATAGTTTATTTAACAACATTTTTTATGAGTCAAATGTTTGAATTTTTTTTCTTTGAATTTTTTTTCTTTGAAATGTGAAAAACTAATCGTATTTTCTGGTTCAAAAATTCCTATTATTTTGTTAAATTTTATTAAATTTTTTTTTTTTAAATCTAATATATCACCTGTTATTTTATAAAATATATTATCTATGTTCATACCATTTATCACACTAGAAGTTATAAATTTAATCTTATGTTCAAGACAAAAATCATTAACATTTTTGATAGATACTAACATGTCCATGTCACACTTATTTCCCACTAAATATATCAACACATTTTCATCCGATATATGTTTTTTTATTTCTTCCATCCATTTTTCACAATTACAAAATGATTCAGGATTATTAAGATCAAAAACTAATATAATGGCCATAGCAGTTTTGTAATAATGACTGATAACTGATTTATAAATTTCTTGTCCTGCAGTGTCCCATATAAATAATTTTATTCTATGATTATCAATCTCAATAATTTTATTTCTAAAATCCACACCCATTGTCACACAAGGTTTATCAACATCTTTCATAAATTTATTTATAATACTGGACTTACCAACTCCTGAATCTCCAATAATTACATATTTAAATCTGTAATCACACATAGTACTATTTAGATAATATTTTTTTAATTATCTTCTCTTGAAATTTTGATTTAAATTTATTTTATTTAAAATGAGACAATCCAAATATTCCATGGAATGTTGTATATGTTTTGACACGTTGGATAAAAATGTGGCAGTTTTAAATTGTCTACACAAATATCATAAAAAATGTATAGAAAATTGGTTTACCTATAATTTAACAAAAAATAAAGTTAAAAAACGATGTTGTCCAACATGTGGTTTTGAAGTTTACATTACCACAATTATCAATTGTAACAATAAACATAAAAAAACTAACAAATCTAAAAAAATTACTTATAAAATTTTAGAAGAAAAAAACAAATTGTGTTGTTCCCTTTTGTAAATTTAGTTGACATTTTATGAGTCATGCCAACCATGAAAATATGGATAATAGTTGATCTTAAAATGAACTATTCTTTTTATTGAATTTAGAGAATGATAAATTCTTTGATGGATTCCGATGGACCTTGATGAACTTTGATGGACCTTGATGAACTTTGATGGACCTTGATGAACTTTGACGGATTTTGATGGACTGTGATACATTTATATCATAATCAATTTATTTTTATTTTTTATCAATAATTATTTTAATTTTAAGTTTGTCAAAATTTAAAGTTTGATATTTTTTTGAAGTTTCAAAAAATATTGACAATGACAAATATAATAGTAAATGGAGCACTTGGGAAAATGGGCAAATTTATAATCAATAAACTCAATAAAAAAGGATATGACATAATAGGAGGTGTTGATATAAGTAAATCAATTTATAATGGCATTACCATTACAGATAATTTAGATGAACTAATAGATAAAAAGGTTAAACCATTCAAAAAAGACAAAAGATTTATTATTATTGATTTTTCCAAAAAAAATGAGAAGAAAACAGAATCTCTCGTGAAAAATTCAAGAACTGAACATTATCAAAATATTCTAAAATACATAGAAAATGATATAAATCCTATAATAGGAATTGACGGTGTAAACACAAAAGAAATTAATAAAATAATACAATTATCCAAAAAAAAAAATTTAGGTGGTGTAATAGCCTGTGACTTCTCAATTGGAACATTTATAATGAATTCCATTAATCCTAAAATCGCTAGTTTATTTGAACACACAAAACATGTCAAATATTTTTATTCTTCTGATGATGAAAATCCAAATGGTAAAATTAAACAAGTGGATATAGGAAAAGATATATATTTACACTCAAACATATCAAATATTAAGTTGGCTTGTTCATTTGCCAACTTTGAAAATGAAGGCGAAATGTTTTCCATCAGTCATAAAATAATTACAAGAGAGCCATATGTAGATGGAATAATTTGTTGTATAAATAAAATTCCAGAATTAAATCAAATTGAATTTGGATTAGACAAAATAGAAAAATTTCATTGACAAATCACAATATAATTAAACATGAACACTACATTTGATTGGAACAATAATTATTTTTAATTCTTCATTTCTTGGAATTAAATCAATATCTAATAATTCTTTATCACCCAAAAAAACTTTGACATTTTTGATACCATATTTTTCCACTAAACAAATATATTTTTTTAAATCTAAAATATGTGATATTTCACTAATATCCACATCAAGAATTTTGTTGAAAAAATGGCACTTCATTTTTTTTATAATATTTTTTGTGAGATGAATCAAATTTTTGCAATAAAACTAATCACAAAAAAAATTATTAAAAAATTTTATTCTATGTTTACCCAATCACTTGGAAGTTTAGGTGCTGTTTTTTCACCTTTTTCATCTCCAACGCTATCATCACTAAAACCTTTGTCACTCTTGGTTCTGATGTCATCACTGGCTGTCCAAGTTATTACACTAAATTTGAAATGTACTAACGTTTTTTCATCAGATTCAGAACATTTTTGACGAACCAAATTATATCTCTTATTGGACAATGCAGATACTAAAGTATCCCATGGAGTTGGAGGTTCAAATGAAAATTCATCACCAGATAGAAACTGTTTAAGAACAGATACATTAAATCCAGAAATCATTTGTGTGTTGGGAGTATCAGATTGGACTGGAAATCCAACAGTATTTCCACGAAGATTCCAATAAATTTGTTGTGGAACTTTGTATGGTATTCCAACAGCATCCATTCCAGATTTGGCATATTTCTTCTCTAATCCTTCATGAATTGTTTCCCATTTGTCATGTGTACCCAATTTATAATTTAAGGGATTTCTTGCTTCGTCAAATTGCATGTCAGATGCTATCAAAAACCATTCAGGCATTTCGTCAGATGATATTTTAGATTCTACACAACTACGCAAAATTAATTCATGTGCTTTCTCAAAATTAGTTGATCCTCCCCAAGGAGAAGAACTAGCAACATGTACTTTTTCTTTCAAAGTTAATTCACCACCTTTCCTGGAAGGTTCCCATGGTGTATCAAAACCTCTGGTCCGTCGAAATTCTTCATAAGTTCTTGGATACCTAAGAGAAATCCATCTAGGTTCAGTTTCAAAACTAATAAATTTATCTCTAAATGCTGGATGTGCCAATGAAGATACAAATATTGCTAACGCTATAGAAACATTCATTGGAATTCCTAACATAGACTCTGAAACATCAGCCAAAACTATCCCTTTGCCAAGACTGGTATTATTCTCTTGCATCATTTTTTTAAAATACATCACATGTGAGTTCCATTGACTTTCAATGATGGCTTCTTCTTCATTTGAGATATCACAAAAACCACGATACATCAATTGTTTGACTAATTCATGAATAAACATCATCCGACCTTTAAAAGAAGCCTTTCCAGTTTTCGATAGTTCTATAAAATCTAAAAAATTTTTTCTACAAACCATTCTTTTTTCATCTTCGGGATATCTTATCTCACTTCCACAATTACCTTTCAAATTAAGAAATGCTCTTTTTTTGATAGATAAACATCTTGATGGAACTTTGACAGGATTAATTTTATCATAATTACCAGAACATTCCAATATTTCCACAGTGTTAATAGCTCTATTTAATCTAGAAACATATTGTCTGAATTTTCTCATCAAAGTTTTAGTGGGATAACAATCATGAAACAGACAATTGTGAAATAAACAATTTGCAATTTTATGAGAAATTCCAGTTTTTTTATCAAATGACTTATTTTCCTTTGGAACATATTTAGCACAAAGACTAATTTTAAGTTTGTTTTTTTTACCATTTTTTATCCATGTATTATATGTTCTATGGTCTTCTGTTAATTGTTTAGCAAATATCATTTCAATTTCTTTTCTTATTGATGAATATGATTCTCCATCAGCCAAAAGATATAGTTGAGACAAATCTTTCCAATATCCATAAAAAGGGTATAGTTTTATTAGTTTCAATGATGTAACAGGATATCTTTGAAACATTTCCAAAAATAGATAATAACTGACTTTTCGCTCACCTTTTCCATCTTCCCTATCTCTTAATTGTGCCCAAATACAAAACAATTCTACAACAGCATCTGCTAAACAACCTTCTTTGTTTGATTGAACAAAGATATTTTCTACCAAATCTCCTATTTGTTCTTTTGAAGTATCTCTCAAAATCTTATTGAAAATAGCAGTTAATGCTCCTTGTGTCTCTGTTCCAGAAATACCAGCCATTCCATACATAGAATGTTCTGGTCCACCTTTTTCACCAACAACTTTTTTTTTAAAAGGGTCATTTCCAGTTCCAACATCCATAGCTTTAAAAAAGGCAGAATCAGACATTATTAGATGCTAAAAAAATTGTCTTTAAATAAAAAATCAAATTTTTTTGAACATTGAATTTCATCTAAGATGGTGTTCCTAAAAAAATATTTAAAAAAAAAAATATTATTTGGACTAAATGAATGAACTATTATCTGTTTCTCCGATAGATGGTAGATATGCAAAATACACATCTGAACTCAAAAACTATTTTTCAGAATATTCTCTGTTTAAATATAGATTACTTATAGAACTGAAATATTTAATAGCATTTTTAACTGTAATCAGACCAAACAAAATATATAATTTTATATCTAAAAAAATAAATAATATTTATGAAGATTTTACGGTTGAGGAATGTTTAAAAATAAAACATCTTGAAAACAAAATTAACCATGATGTTAAAGCAGTAGAATATTACATAAAAAATAAATTTGAGATGATAGGACTAAAAGAGTTTGGAAATTTTGTTCATTTTGGTTTAACTTCACAAGATATTAATAACACAGCTATTCCACTTTCCATCAAAGAATTCACAGAAGATATTTATTATAAACTAACAAACAATATATTAAGAGATTTAGACTCAAAAAGTGATAAATGGAAAGAAATAATATTTATAACAAGAACTCATGGACAACCCGCTACTCCTTCTACATTTGGAAAAGAAATAAAAGTATTTTCTTATAGAATCAAAAAACAATATGAAATACTAAAAAATATAAAATATTGGAGTAAGTTTGGAGGTTCAACAGGACATTTTAATGCCCATAAATTAGCATATCCTAAAATTAATTGGATAGATTTTTCTAATAAATTAATAGAAAATCTTGGTCTTCATCGTAATAAATATACTACACAAATAGATAATTATGAAAATTTATCTAATTATTTTGATTGTGTAAAAAGAATCAATCTAATATTAATAGATTTGTGTAGAGATATTTGGTATTATATATCAATGGAATATTTCACATTAAAAATAAATAAAAATGAGGTGGGTTCATCTACAATGCCTCATAAAATTAATCCTATTAATTTTGAAAATGCTGAGGGTAATTTGATGTTAACTAACAGTATTTTAGAATTCATGTCAAGAAAATTACCGATTTCCAGATTACAAAGAGATTTGACAGATTCCACAATTTTAAGAAATTTAGGTTCTGTTTTTGGTTATATTCTGATAGCATTCAAAAATATAATTTCTGGATTAAACAAAATAGATATTAATAAAAATAAAATAGAAAAAGATAAAAAAAAATATTATGTAGTGATATCAGAAGGAATTCAAACAATTCTAAGAAAATATAACTATTCCAATGCCTATGAAAAATTAAAAAATATTACAAGAACAAATAATTATCTCACTAAAAAAAATTTGGATGATTTTATAATTAATTTGGAATGTTCTGGTAAAATTAAAAATAAATTGTTAAAAATATCGGTTGATAATTATATAGGATATTCTGACATGTCAATTATTCAAAATTAATTTATTGCCATGTGTTATAAATGGAAAATCAAAATCAAAATCTTTTAAATTCTTTCAATACATTGTTTCAAAGTCTCAACAAAGGAAATCAAAAAGGTGTTTTTCAATTATCAGAATCAAGTGCGATTCATCGAGCTCTAATTGTTGTTAAAAATCATATTGAAAAATTTTTACAAACACAACAACAAACACAACAACAAACACAACAACAAACACCACAAACACCACAAACACCACAAACACCACAAACGCCACAAACACTAGAACAACAATAAAATATCATAATTTTTATTTTTTAGTTTTTTATATATATATATAATTATATGTATAAAACCACACCATTTAAGACAATAAAAAATTATAAAACTTTTAGAAATATTAAATGTCCCAAAATAATTATTTTAGATAATGATGAATGTTTGGGACAATTTGGAATTTTTAGTATTATAGCTTGTGTGGCCAAAATTAATGATTATCCAAAAGTTAATTTTGAAAAATTAAAAAAATCTTTAGTTAAACATGTTTTATCAAAAGGTGCAGCAAGACCATATTTAATTAATTTATTTAAATTGATGTACAAATTAAAAAAACAAGGTAAAATAGATAAAGTGGTGATGTACACATCTGCCCCAAATAGAATTACAAGTAACAAATCAGGATATGTATATTTTTTGAAAGATTGTTTGGAAAGATATTGTGGAACACCAAAATTATATGACATGGTGTTTCATAGAGATAATACAAAATCAAAAGTTAGCAGATGTGGAGCAACTATCAAAGATGTGGGAAATGTTTTACTTAAAAATAATTATTTGAGACATTGTTTGTTTAACAAAAACAGAAAAATATCAGATTTTGTGAACCATTTTTCAAAAAATATTTTAATGATAGATGATAAACCTCAAAATATCATAAAAAGACATGGTAGAGTTATTGGTGTAAAAGCATATACTAGACCTTGTGGTCTAATAGATATTTATAAATGTGTTCATAGTGTTCCTAATCTAGAAAGAAAATTAAAAAATCAAAATAGTTTTAAATCTCTGTTTGAGGAAACAAGAGAAGATTTGTTAAAATATAGTGGAACAAATAAAAAAGATAAGGAATTAATTAAAGTTTGTAATGTTATCATTAAAAAATATTCATAAATAATAAAAATTCATCATTTGATCAGACCAAAATATAAATTATCAAAATTTGAAATTTTAATGATTCAAAAATAAATTTAGAAATGTTCACATGTTTTACAAAAACAAGAAAAAAATCCAAACATACTAAAAAAATTTACCATAAATAAAGATAGATTTTTGGATATTAGGAATATTATTTCCTAAAGTCTCATCTACAAAAAAAACATTAGAAGAATACAAGTGAACAATACGGTAATAAGTTCATGTTATTTAATGACAAAATCATGATTAGCATTTCTAAGAAGAATTCCAATAATAATGATAGAAGATGTTGGTTTATTTAATGAATTTTCACTTTGTCTTAATGTTGGTTGTGTCTGCAACACTATCGTTATTGGAAGCACCCGAGTGATAGTTTAAGTCTAAATTTTTGTTTGGTTAATGATGACACATTCAAACATAACATTATCAAATAAACAAGTAAGATTCATTCTTGGAACAACAAAATCTTTAGCATGATATCCAACTATAACTCATAATAAAAAAAACAAAATATCAAAAAATCTCATAATAAAAAATATCAGTGAATTATCCATCAAAAAACAAACACTTCTTTATTGTGTTCAATAGCTCATTGAAAAGAACAAGTTACTATCAATACATTTATATTGGGTTGTTTTTAAGTAGTTTTTGAAACCCCATCTATTTAGTGATAAATTTGATTTTTTTTTTCAAACACATTCCCCATGGTATTTTGAACCTAAAAATGTCATCTTCCATTTTGGAACAAAAATATGTTTATGACACATATCAAAAGATAGCTGAATTATTTAGTATCACCAGGAGTTATTTATGGAAAAGTGTGAGAGTTTTTCTAGATGAGATAGAAACTGGTTCCATAATTGTTGAAGTAGGAAGTGGCAATGGTAAAAATCTTTTATATAGAAAAGATTGTATGAATATAGGTATAGATTTATGTGAAAATTTTTGTAAAATTAGTCAAAAAAAAGGTATTGATAGTACAATATCTAATGGGCTTCGTATTCCGTTGATAGATAATTCTATTGATTATATGTTAAGCATTGCTGTCATTCATCATTTGTCCACAGAAGAAAGAAGATTCGAAGCACTAAAAGAATTAGTTAGATGTCTATGTTTTGGTGGAAAACTTATGGTTCAAGTATGGGCACTCAAACAATCTGAAAAGTACAAAAATAAATTTAAGAAACAAGATAATCTTGTTAGATTTCAAAACTCCACAAAAACTGTTTGTGAATATCGTTTTTACCATGTATTTTATGATGATGAATTACTAAATATGGCAAAAAAAATACTAAATATAAAAATATTGAAATATTATTGGGAATGTGGAAATTGGATACTAATTATCCAGAAAAATATTCCATAAATATCCAACAGGTCAGTCCCTTTTGATCTAACAGGTTAATAAAATAAATTGTAAATATCATGTGATTTTAGATTTGGATTTTTAGACAATACATAATTAGTAATATTGGAATTTCCATGAATCAAATAATCAACTCGAGACATTATTTCTGTTTCTATCACAATATCCTCAAATATTTTTAAATTATTTGTTTTTGTAAGATGGATTTCACCAACATCATCATTAGAACGTGTCGAATCATAACAGACCATTTTATCACCATATAATTTCATGAATTTATCTAAATTATAATTATTATCAGTAAATAATATAATTATATAATTAGAATTTGAATCTAAATTATTTATATAATTATTTATATAATTATTTAATTTTTCTATATAATAATATTCTTTATTTTTATTAAGTACATCTCTCATACATATAACACCACCATGAGTTCCTCCATTTCCTCTGATATGAACACCTATTTTATGATGGTCCAAATATTTATCCATAAATTTATTTGCTATTTCCAAGATTTTTTTATCTATTTTAATATATTTATCAATTACTAATTTTATTTTGTTTCTGTTTTGTGGGGGTAACAAAATATTTGTGGTGTTAAAATTTCTGTCTTTTAATGGAATATTTTCTAATAAATAATTTGGAACCTTTTTTCTTGGAGTTATTGAACTATTCAAATATTTAATAGTCTCGTTACATTTTTTATTTATTTCCACATTAAAATCATTGTAAAATGGTTGTGCAAAATATTTCTTGAAAATATCAGTTTTATAATATATGTTTTTTTCCCAATCAACATAAAATGGTTCTATCGTACAATTTTCAACCAATAAACAAGAAGTGATCATAATATTAATACAAGCACCAAAACCACTTCCAGACCATAATTTTAAAATATTATTAGTCAAATAAAATTTATGAGAATACTTGTCCAATTTATTTTGTAATATTTGTTCATTATTAGACAATTCAATTTGACTGATTAAATATTTGTTAGATGTGTGTTGAACAGATGAATAATTCAATTTGAAGGTGATATTATCATTTTTAGTATAAAAATTCAATGCTTCAATAGTTTTTTTGTAAAACAAGTTCTCATATTTAATAAATAAAACATCAAAAATATTTTGATTTATATAGGAATTGTACAATTTTCCATAATCCAAAATATTTTTTTTGTTTTCAAATAAATATTTGATATCCCTGATATTTCTAGAAATAAAAATAACTTTTATTGAATTTCCAAATAGTTCAGCTAAATTATTTGATGTTAAATAATTAAAAAATTTATTTACTATATTTAATTTGTATTTTGATAAAAGAATTGTTAATTTATTTGAACTGTATTTATCAATAGATATTATGGCATATTTCATTTGTATTTTTCAATATTTTTTGTTCGATTTATATCCCTGGGAACCAAAAAATAACCCAATGATTCCCATGATAATTTATATTTTTCAAAATATTTTTTGTACCATTTGTATCCTTGGTAACCAAAAAATAAACCTATAATTCCACCCACAATGATTTGTCCAAAAGTATGACAACCCAAATAAATTCTTGATAAACAAACAGAAAAACATGTGAAATTAAGAATTAATAAAGGAAAAATAATTTCTTTACTTTTATTGTAATTGTCCAACAAATATAATGTCCAAAAAACTGTTGTAAATATTGCCAATATGGAGTGACCTGATGGCATTCCAAATGAAGTTGAAATTCCTTCCAAATTATCTTTAGTGATAAAACAACCACAATATTTGGCCCCTAATGGTCTTGTTCCTTGTCCTAATAATGGTAAAATATCTTTTCCAAACAATAAATATAAATTTTTAAATATATTTTTTAGAAATCCACAAAATAAATCTAAAATAAAAAACATAACTCCAAAAATAAGAGCTATTTTATTTTGAAAAATAACAGCAAACAATAAACTTCCTGTTGGTACAAAACAAGGAAATGCTCTTAACAAACTGATTCCATATCTACATATTTTACTTAAATCCATTATGTTATGGAATAACATATTTTTATTTTGTACTTTTATTTGTTATGACCCTTGATTTTCCAACATCTCATAAACTTTTAAATATTGTAAATTTAACTTGTTTATTTTTCAATTTATGTTTTCAAAATATTTTTTATGCTTTTTCCATTCGTTTTGGTACCTTTTAGCATTTAAAGAAAATATTTTTGAATTTCATAGAAATGGTAATGAAATAAATTCAAAACAAGTTGTAGATGTTTCAATCATAAAGGTGAATTCTCTGAATTTAGAAAATATAAAAATTCTAAATAAATACTTTATCATGGTGTCTTTGTGAACAAATTATGAAACATGGATAGATTTTTTAAAAAATATTTACAAAATTACATAAATGCTATTTATCTTATCCTTTAATGGACTTTAGTATGTTCATATCATTTAATGGAATGAATATATTAATTATTTTTTATGATTCAAGGTATTTTAATAATTCAGTCCATTGAATGATATAAAACCAGCATTTTTAACTTCAAAACATTAAATGATAATATCTTAAAATTGGGTAGAATTAAAACATAATTGACATTAAATGATTGGTTTTTTGTCAACTTGACTGGTACAAATAAAAATTTACAAAAAAATAAATCAAAATTTTTGATAATGAAATTTTCTATTGATATTAAATATCTTTTGAAAAAAAACAAAGTATTGATTATGGTTTCAAATTCGTTCTTCCCTATCGTTTGGAAAAAAATCTATGGGAAAATCTAACGTAACACATTGTACTTTTTCTCCTTGTGAAACTCTTCTTTGTATTTTATCAAAATCCAATATATCTTGTTCACTTATATTTTTTTTTTGTATGTCTGGAATTTTTATTTCATTTAAAATTCTGGATATTCGATTTATGTGTAAATCTCCTCCATACACAATTATATTTTTGGGTTCATCATATAAATCTAAAGGACACCCAGATGGAGTTCTTGAATTTTTTTCAGGGGTTCTGTCAAATTTTGAAAATAATTTCATTAATAGATATAAATCACTAATCAGGGTAAAAATAACAGCAATGAAATCTTGAAATATATAAAATACTTTATCTTTGTTTCTAGAATTAACATCCTGAATTTTCATTATTATGGATTTAAAATCAATTATCACATTTTCTAAATACTTATTAATTAACAAGTCTCGTATTTCCATGTCACATTTTGAATAACTTTTTTGTATGAATGCTCTTGTGAGTTTAACTCCTTTATTGTCATAAAATTTTTCTAGGTTTAGTATTTTAAAAATATTCTTGATGATTTCTTCCCCATTTTTCAAATATTCTCCATGGGGAAATCCTGTGATAAAGTAAAACATTTTTCTTGGATAATTTTCATCAGAAACTTTTTTTAGAAAAACGTACAATTCATTAACTTTGTTTGGATCCAAAAAAATTTCACTATGTATTTTGGGTCCTAAAATAAATAACTGCATTATTGGATGTTTATTTTCCATCAATCTCAAATCAAAAGAATTAAACCTAACATTATTAAAATTGTTTTTAGGAAAATTAATTCTATATTTATTGCTTAATTGTTTTTTGATGAACACATCTCCAAAGTTAATTCTGAAATTTTCCATATATCCTCCTGTTTGTTCAAATGTATTTTGAGCATATATTGATTTGTCAGCTAAATTAAAATATGTTTCTAAATATAAATCAAAACATTTTTTTGGTTTTGATTTTAATAGTTCTTTTACATATTGATCTACTAAATAATAATTAGGTTCATCAACAGATGTGGTACACAAACCTTGATTCCCAAGGTGTACATCCCCAAACAATAATATTTTTTTATCATTGATTTTATAATAATGTAAAGATACTATTCCAGATAACTTTTTAACAAGCAATTGTTTTTTTGAATTGTAAATGACTGGTTCAGAAGGAAACAATCTGTTTACAATAATTTGTGTGTCTTTTTTATTTGGTATATCTGAACTTAAAACCAATCCTATTTTTTTAAATTTGTTCACCACTGAAACAAAAACTTTGTCGGTTAAAAATTTGTCATATTCCAAGTAAGATTTAATATCAACATATATCATATATCTCAAAATATTATTTCTTTGTTCTTTTTTTCTATGACGGTCACCCAACATAAACATATAATATGGATTTTGTTCAAAACTTAAAAATTTGTCTATTTTTTCAAATATTTCTTCGACTTTGGATTGAAAAATTTCTTCTTGATTAATGGGATTAACCAATTTAGTTTTTATATTTTCAATTGTGTTTGGAATGGTTCCTCCATCTTCAATATAAGCATTCAAACTGAGTTCAATTGTTCTAACCAAATCACTGTACGGTGAATAAAGTATATTTTTATATATATATTTGTTCAGGGTACTGACCAAAGAAGAACCTGTGAATGCAGATCCAAAACAACTTTTGATATCATCATCTTCAAAAAATGTATATATTTTAAACCACAAAAGTTTATCTTTTAGTACAATGTCTGAACCACCCTTATTATCAAATAATTTAATATAATTTTTTAATAGTTTGATTCCTTCATTTGTGTATATACATATTTCTTTGTTTGTTTTTGGATCAATGATATATTCTCTGTCATGAAAAATTCCTTTTTTATGTTTTGAAATTTTCATAGTACAAAATGAACAATTTCTATTACCTGTGTTTGAAAATTTGTGTTTAACCAAACATATTTTTTTTTTAGACATTAACTTGTAATAGTGTCATATAATAATTCTTGAAAAAATATATTTTCAAAAAGAATTTAATTATTTTGAGTTTATCTTTTTTTTGTCATGGTTTGAAATTTTCCAAATAATTTTCAAGTTTATTAATTTTATTATCTGAACCTTTTGAAAATCTGGTAAATTCAAATGTTGATTTCACATGTGAATATAACACTAAAACCATTTATTGATTTGATACAAACTTTCCAAATTAATATCATTTAATGGACGGAATATATTAATTAAAATTATTTTTTTGTTTTAATTTATGACCATGCAAGAAGCCTAAATAAATATATTTTTCAACAAATATTGATTGAAACCATGGTTAAATATACACCATAGTCCATTAAAGGATATGATTTTTAACATAGGATTAAAACAATCTATTGATTTAATGTGGATTAACATAAAAACTACTAATTATCTTCAAAAATACATTCCATGAACAGAACAAACACAAGAACCACCCATTAATTAAACTTTATGACAAAAAATCACATAAATAAATCTCATCTTTTTAACAGATGTGTGGGATTACTGGAATATTTTCTTTAGACAAAAATATATTTGATGAATTATTCGAAAGTCTTTATCATCTTCAACATAGAGGACAAGATTCTTATGGAATTGCTGTGATTAAAGATATAGAAAAATCTAAAAAAATAGATATTCCAAAAAACAGGATAGAAATTGTTAAAAATAAAGGATTATTGTTAAATAGAGAAATTACACCTGTTAAAGGAAATATTGGAATTGGACATGTTAGATATCCCACTAATGGACAAAATACCATAGAAGAAGCACAACCATTCATCAAAAAAGGATTTTATCATAATATAATTCTGGTTCATAATGGACAAGTCTGGAAAACCAAAAATCTTATTGATTATTTTAGAAAAAATAGAATATTCCATAACACTAAAACAGATAGCCATTTAATTCTTAATTTGCTATCTTTTGAACTTAATAAATATAAAAAATTGGATAATTCTATAATTTGTGAAATAATAAGACATATTATGGTTGTTATGGAAGGTTCTTTTAGTTGTATTTGTATAATTCAAAATTATGGACTTATAGTTTTCAAAGACATAAAAGGAATAAGACCTTTGATACTTGGGATCAAAAATAAAAGATATTTAATCTCATCAGAATCAGTTTCTCTAACATCATTGGACTATAAAATTATCAAAGATGTCTATAACGATATTCTTATATTTAAAAAAAATGAATTAGGATATTGTTGTTACAGAAATGATCTAAAATATTTTAGTCCTTGTATATTTGAATGGATTTATCTTGCAAGAGAAGAATCTGTGATTTGTAATGTTCCAGTTTATTTGGCACGTATGAAAATGGGAGAAAGTTTGGCTAATAAAATTAAAAATGAAATAGATATTTCAAACATTGACTATATTATTCCAGTTCCAGAAACAAGTAAGCCAGCCACATTATCTATATCCAAAATATTGGGAATTCCATATGTGGAAGCCATAGTCAAAAACAGATATATCAATAGAACATTTATAATGGATACCCAAAACAAAAGAAAAAAAAACATTAAAAGAAAATTAAATGTGGTCAAAAATCTAATTGAAAATATGAATATTATAATAGTGGATGATTCTATTGTTAGAGGAAACACTATAAAACATATCATACAACTACTAAAAAAAAACGGGGTCAAAAAAATATATGTTGTTTCTTGTAGTCCTAAAATTTTATTTGAGAATAGATATGGCATAGATATACCACACAGAGAAGAATTAATTTCCTATAATAAGACCATTAAAGAAATGGAGAATTATTATGGTGTTGAAAAAATCCTATTTCATGATTTAGAAAAAATAATATCATCCATCAGAGAATTTAATCCTAAAATAAAAAATTTTGAAACATCTATTTTCATTGGTGAAACTCCAAAATTTCCATAATATCTTCTTTTTGTGAATATAATCAGTAATTCTAATGTTACAATTTTATTTGACCAATTGAATTTACAATTGTTAATTATCCTTCAACGGACTATGGTGTATATTTCACCATGATTTCAATCAATATTTTTCGAAAAATATATTTTTTTAGGCTTCTTGTATGGTCATAAATTAAAACAAAAAAATCATTTTAATAAATATGTTCAGTCCATCAAAGGATATTGGTATTTTTCATTTTTTTTTTGAAAAAAATAATAGTTATGATGTTAAATTTATGGTATTTAATATCATTTAATGGACTATGGTATATATTTAACCATGGTTTCAATCAATATTTGTTGAAAAATATATTTATTAAGGCTTCTTGTATGGTCATAAATCAAAACAAAAAATTTAATTCCTAATTAATATGTTCAGTCCATTAAAGGATAAAATAACAAATATCGCAAAAAAACTTTTGTTGGATTTAGAGCCAGAGCGAAAGTTAGAGCAAAAATTTGATTTGTTTATTTTCCTAACCATCAAATTAAATGTCAGCACCTCAACTATGGCGTGTAATGTCTTCTACTCCAGAAAAATGTTTGTCGTTTCATAGGGCACACTCAGGAAATGGGATTAATCGAGGAAATGAAAAAGGTGATTATTTGGCATCAAAAGATGGATGGGTTGGATTTTCACTCAAAAAAAGATTTGAGACTGGCATTATCACACAAAAAGAATATAATATGGGCATGAGAGATGTAATGAAAATTAACAACAATATTCACAAAGTTAAAAGTGAGTCCAAAAGAAAAAGATATTTGAACAAAGACAGACTCAGCATACCAATACTAAAACATCCAACAAATAGTTTGAGCAAATTTGACAAAAAAATCAAAATTGCCATTGATGAACTTTGTACTATTAAAAAAGGATTATTTACTTATAAAACATTGGCAAACCATACCAATATTTACAAAGGTGAATTGGTTTGTTCTAATTCTGTTAAAAGATTATGGAATGCTCATTATGATCGCAGTCAAGTTTATTATAAATTTTAATTGTGTTAACCATTCAATAAAACAAATTATTTGTCACATCAACCAATATTTTTTTATTAATTTTTGATGGTGTATTATCCAAAATATACAACAAGTTTTTCATAAATATCATTTGATGGACTTTAGTATGTTCACACAATGGTTTAAATTAATATTTGTCGAAAAATATATTTATTTAGGCTTCTTGTATGGTCATAAATCTAAACAAAAATACATTTTAATAATTCAGTCCATCAAAAGATAAAAACAATATTTATTTTCAGATATTTTACCATGTTATTAAAAAATAAATGTGGTATCAAAAACTTTATTATACCATATTCAAAACATAAAAAATCTAAATATTTATCCATCACAAACATAAATAAATTTTGGATAGAAGATTATTACCATGTTGATACAAATTATATTTAAAAATTCTATTGAATATATTTTTAATGATATTAGATGGAAGACAACTTGCCAACAAAATCAAAAATCAATTAGCAAATAAAATTAAATTATTGGACAGACACCCAGGACTTGGAATAATTTTAGTGGGAGACAGACCTGATTCTAAAATATATATAAGAATGAAAAAAAAAGCATGTCTAAAAGTAGGTATAAAAAATTTTGATGTATCTTTATCAAAAGATGTGGATAAAGAAACTTTAATAGATGAAATAGAAAAAATGAATAAAAATGGCAATATTGATGCTATATTAATTCAATTACCTCTTCCCAAACATTTGAATGAAAGAGAAATACTTAGTAAAGTAGATATAAAAAAAGATGTTGATGGATTTCATTGTGAAAATGTGGGTAACTTAACACTAAATAATGGTAATTTTAATGCTCCCTGTACACCATGTGGTTGTATAAAAATATTGGATCATTATGGAATAAAAATTCAAGGGAAAAATGTTGTAGTGATAGGAAGGAGTAATATAGTAGGTTTACCATTGTCATTGCTTTTTCTTCATAGAAACGCCACAGTAACGATTTGTCATTCTAAGACTAAAAATTTATTTGAACATACAAAAAAAGCAGATATATTGATAGTTGCGTGTGGAAAACCACAATTCATTAAAAAAGAACATGTCAAAAAAAATGTTGTGATATTGGACATAGGAATAAATAAAATTCCATTTGATAATAAAAAAGGATATAAATTAGTGGGCGATGTTAATTATGATAGTGTACTTGACAAAACATTGGCTATAACACCAGTTCCAGGAGGTGTGGGACCAATGACCATCGCCATGTTATTAAAAAAAACTTTTTTTTTGAGCCAAACCGTCACAAACCCTTTATCCACAATGATAAGTACATCCAACAAAAGCAACAATGTATGAATTTCCATTATATGTGATAGTTTTTGTTTCATACATGGATTCAAACACAATATTTCCATTCTCGTCTAATTCATCATCATAAACATATTTATTGTTTGTGTCTATCACTGGTATTTTAATTTCATTTCCATCCGGATCTGTAGTTGTGGTAAATTGCTGAATTTTTTTTTTGACACTTCCACCAGTAAAATCACAATCACAAGTAATTTTACAAACAGTGTAGTTATGTAACAAATCATCATCTTGCAATTGGCCATAACCTGGCAAAACAGAAGTTGTAACATAATCACCATTTTCCAAATTACCATTGATGTTAGCCACCCAAATAGCACCTTCCCCCAAAGAATTAATTATTAAACGAGTATCTTCTTCATTTTTTTTACTTGATGAACCCACAAAACCAGACATATATTCTCTGTTAGAGTTTCTTTCTTCTCCATTTGATATCACACCAAATACTTTTTTATCTTTTGTGATATTTGATAATTCAACATAGGGCAATGATTCATTAATATCAATATTGTTATCTATGTATTTTCCAGAAGATGAAACAATAAGTCCTATATAATTTTCTATAGTTTCTAAATAAGATATTTCTGATAAATTTCTATGCTGACCTGTGAAATTTATTTGGGCATAACCACTGTTGTTCAAATAAAAGTCTTTATTTGAAGAAGAATTTTCATAATATCTGAAGTATAATTTTTGTGCATTAGCTGTTGTTGATGTCTGAATGATCCAATAGTCATCTTTATCACTAATATCACTAATAAATATTTTTTCAAATCCATAACTTTCTGATCCTAAATCTGTGGTATTATTAACAGAATGCCAAGCAGTACAATCGCTGTTATTTCCTAATACTACTATTCCATCTCCATGTCCAGAAGTATTGGTGCCAATTACTATCTCATTTTCAGAAATACCACTTGACACATCACTTTTATGTCCTATCGTTATATTATTTGAACCTGTTGTTAATGTTGAACCTGTTTCGTAACCAAAACCTTCATTTCTAACACCACTAGTAACATTGTACAAAGATTTGTAACCAAAAGCATTATTTCCAGTTGTATTGTTGTTATAAAGAGAGTTATGTCCAAACGAACAATTTTGAGTTCCTGTTTCGTTCGATCTGGAAGAATCATGTCCAAATGAACAATTAAATGATCCTGTGTTGTTCAATTTTGATGAACTCAATCCAAATGAACAATTGCTCTTTCCAGTTGTGTTATTGTAAAGTGAAAAATAACCAACCGCTGAATTTCTTATTCCACTTTCATTGTTAAACAAGGAATCAAATCCAAATGCACTGTTGTATTGTCCTGTAGTGTTAGAGTTTAACGATTGATAACCAAATGCACTGTTACTATTCCCAGTGATATTACTTTTCAAAGAACCAGCTCCAAAAGAACAATTGTATTGTCCAGACACATTTGAATTTGATGAATTGTAACCAAAAGCACTGTTAAATCCCACTGTGTTATTTTCCAAAGAATTGTAACCAAAAGAACAATTGTATTGTCCAGTTACATTTAAATTTAATGAATTGTAACCAAAAGCACTGTTATAATCTGCGGTAGTGTTATTTTCTAAAGAATTATAACCAAATGCAGAATTATATAGT